GCCTCTCTTGCTATTTCGAATCTGTCCGTTCGAATGTCGAATGCCGGAAGCACTCCGTCTGTTTTCTTTGTATAGACGATAGGAATGTCTCCTGCGAGCGGTTCATTGGTTTCTGTCACTCTCCTTAACTTGACCTCGAGGCCCTCTGCCTCGTAGGTTGCGTCGACCCTTAATGTAGGTCTGTGTGTGTAGATTGGCTTTCTCATTTTTTTTACAGATTAGGAATTTCCCGGGCGCTCTTTACGCGGCGACCGATCACGTCGAATCCGATTTGTACCCAGAAATTTTTCGCGTCCAGATTGGAGTTTGCGAACGCTTTATTGAATATTTGCGGATCGATATAGGTTGTGGCGTCCTTCAGTTTCGGATCATTAATTACTTCATACACCCTATTGAAGGCCATGTACTCTAACGGTTCCCCTGTAGCGAAATCTCCGTATGTTTCGTTGACCGTAGTAGTGTATTCTGTCCACGCTGGCTGTTTCCCTACGCTGAAGTCTGTTGTTTTATAATTCGTGTTGACTCTCCACGCTCGACCATTCATTTCTTGAGACAAGAGTTCTTGAAATCCGATCTGATCGAGATTAGGTTTGTGGAAATCATTCATCGTATCGATCCTCGTCCACCACTTGTTGCCTTGCGAATAGTCTACTCTTGGTACGATTGATCCGAGAATCATGATCAGCGATGGTTCTTCGCAGCGGATTTTGATATTTTTCCCCCCTCTTTTCGATGTCTCACGACCTCTTCCTGCGAGTGATCCGAGTGGTTCTTGTCCGGTTTCTCCGCTTTCGAAGGCTGCCGTACTGACAACCTCGTCGAATACGATTTCCGATGCATAACCTCCGATATATATCGGGCTTTCTGCAGCGCGACTTACTCGGACTCCGAACACTGCCTCTTGCCAGTCTCTGTATGAACCACCCGATACGGCGATCCGATTGAGCATATCGTAGACTTTTTTCTGCAAGATAAGCGCATCCATGGTGAGAAGTCCGCTTGTCACATCAACCGAGGTTATTTCGTTGATGCCATTCGTTCCATCTATCCACTCGGTATTCAGCCAGTTGTTGAATCGATC